AAACTTGTATTTGCAGGTTGATCATTTCTCTGCTTTGTTTCTCTATCATATACTTTTAATAATTCATCTAATGTTGTGGGAGGTCCTTCTAATACTTCATCTTTAATATCACCCACATTTTGTAAAGTTATATCAAACAATTCAGGGAATAAAGGAGGCATTAAACCAAATTTACCACGTGAAAATCTGATTGTTGAAACTATACTTAATAAACCTGTTGCATCATCAATTGAATATCTTTTATCAATACTTAAAATATAACAATAAAAATCATTATACTTTGCTAACTTTTCAAGTTTTTTAATTATATCTTCTGATGCATTTTGTGATAGTTGTTCAATTGTATCTTCATTAAATTTAATTCTTACCCAAGAACCTTTTAAAATCTCTGGACTTAATTCACCAACAAATGTAAATGTCCCAAATGAATATTTATTACCTTCACCATAAATTGTATAAAGACGTTCAGCAATAGAAGTTAAAAATTCTGTTCGAAAACGATCTGTATTTGCATTTTGAATAAACGGATATTGTATATTATATAATCTTAATCCATCCATTAAAATACCATACCATTGAAAAATTTTACCTATATATTTATTTGGATCATTTTGTCCACCTGCAATTTGTATACCAAGATTTTGGTTTTGTGGAGCAGCAGATACGTATATTGAGTTAACTCTTTGATTTTCATCATTATACATATCAAAATCAGTTAAATCATTAATGGATAAAGATGGTATTAAATCTGCATTACAAGCATCTTGATTAATGAAGCCTGAGTTAGAATTATATTCTTGTTCTAATATATTAGTTTCCGTGTTTATAAATAATTTTTCACTTGCAAATTCTATATTTTTTGCTAAATGATCTTTCAATTGGTTACCGTATCTTACTTTACTTTCATCCCTTACATTACCCATTATATCAAATAATTGTGAATTAGCTACAATTGATGCAGAAATTAAATTTTTATAATTTTTCATATTTAATGCTAAATCAGGATTTAATGGTTTTAAACGATAAATAATGCAAGGAATTGCACCTAATTTAATATAGAATTGTCTAACAACATCAGAAATTTTTTCAAAAAATAATGGTTCAATAGGGTCATTTGCAGTTATTCTTCTGGTTGTATTATCCACAGTTTGATTAAAAAGTATTTCACTGTAATTAATTAAAGGAATTAATAATGGAAAACATTCTATTAAATTAGGATCAGGTACAAAGGTTCCTGTAATTAAATTCCAGGGTTGTGTTCTGTTAATACCAAAATTTTTAAATCCTTGAAATTGAGTACCAATAACAGATCTTACCGGTAAAAATTGTCTATAAACACACGACTCAGGCAGATGTGATTGTTCAGTAACAACATTAATCATGGAGCCAACTGTTAAAAATCCATTAGGTACCAATATATCTCCTGCAATTTCATCTTTAATTTCAGCTCTCTCTCCATATAATCCAGGGTCAAAAGGATGTAATTCAACAGGTAAATAATTTGTTCCAAATGATCTAATTAAATTTGTCATATTAGACCTAACATTAATAACATTTGATTCATTATTTTTACTATCTTGCTGATTTTTACCAGTTGCATAATATGAATGTAAATTAGAATAATATTCTGGCGTTTTTAAAATTCTATTAAATGCTGATGAATATGCACCGTCATTAATCCCATAATTTTTAATTTGATTTTGTCTTGTAAAATTATATTCATATTTGTTTTCATCATTTTGTTGTACATCTTCTTTTAACATTAATTCACGTAAAGGTAGTTGAGATAAATAATCACTTTTTGTTAAATCAAAAATAAATGAACTACATGATAATCTGACAAAAAAGAAAGAATTTCCAGTACCTGGATCAACTGTAAAACGTTGTGAGATATTTGTTAATTTTCCAAAAAAAATACAAGTAAATTCACTTTCAAATGCAATATCAAAATTTTTAGGTGTTTTTTGGGTTAATTTATTTTCTTTGTTTTTAATTCTTGCAGTTGTCTGTGCTGATTTTATTGCCTTTGATTTTTCTTGTTCTAAAAAATCTAAAACAGGGTCAAATGCTGGATCAACACTTCTTTTAGGTTTAATACCTTTAGTTCCTTCATTAATTGCTTTAATTTGCTCTTGCAATATAGCATCGAGTTGATCATAATTTTTATCATAAATAATCTCATTATCATGATTATAATATGATTTAATAGGTATACCTGATGTATCATTCCAGGTAGAATCATTTTCTGTATTTAAATGATTTGCAGTTGCTGCGTAATATGCAGTAGGTCTTTTAACTGTAATCCAATGTCCTGTTTGCATTTGTCCTAAACCATCACCAAAATACCATCTAAACGAATCGATATCCATTTTTAATTCAATATTACATCTATCATATACATCGACACCAGCACCATCAATCGATTCTTCAATTGTTAAATTAGTAATAAATCTTGATAAATCTAATTCAAGTTCATTATTTCTTTTGTCACTTGCATCGTTTTTTTTCTCCATCTCATCAACCACTTCATCAGTTTTTGCTAATTTTAATATCTTAGACAACTCTTCAAATCTTGGTAAATATCTATTGACAATAAAAGGTCCTGCATTACCTGAATTACCAGTTACTTTAGTACTATAATTTCGTGCTGCTTCAGCGCCTGATTTTTTTGACATTTTTTATGCTCTTTTCTTTATATAATTATTAAAATTGTATATCTTCATACGGATCATTTTCTTGTTTACTTGGTGTTGCTGGTGTCTTTGGAACGTCAGAAGGTTTTTTAGGAGGATCGCCACCAAGAAATTCAGGTAATGTTCTTCCTTTTATTGTTGCTCCAACACCACGTTTTTTAATATCAGCAATCAGATCATTCAGATACTCAACAACGTTAGCAGTGGTTTCTAGTAATTTCAATTGTGCCTTAGCTAAATCTTCTGCAGCTTTTGATAATACATCAAAGTTTTTGCTTAGAAATTCTAATTGCTGATTTTCTATTTGTTGATTTTTTTCAGCTGTTTTCATAATAACATCTCGACGATTTTGAACACGATCTGCCTCAAGTCTAGCATTTGTTTGTGCAACTTCATTACCTGCAAATGTATCATCAAATGTTTCAAATGGTGAAAGTTTTAAATTGGCGCCTTCATATTGTGCTTTAAATGATTTTAATTCATTAGTATTAAAATCAGATGACATCATTTGCATTGCAGATTTTACGCCTCTTGTATCTGCTAACATTTTAAATTTATCAAAAGATGTTGCATTTTCTTGTAATTCTTTTGCTTTTAATGTATTAAATCCTGCATTTTTTAAAAATTGAAAATTAAGGGTTGATTGTGCTAAACCTTCTAATGGATTAGCTATTACTCCTAAATTTGCAGCTTTGGCTTCACGTTGTATCATTGCTTGGGTACTAAATTCACCAAATCCTAATGAACTAAATGCACCTAATGCACCTGTTAATGCATTTTGGTCAAAACCTGTATTAGCACCACTTAAGGCTCTGTTTATTTGCATTGAATATATATCTTGCATAAATTGTGCTTGCATAGGATCATTAAAACCCATTGATCTACCCATGCCAAATGTCGCTAATTGTAAATCGTTTCCACTACCTCCCATAAATTTATTACCAAATATATCACCCCTTAATCTTTGAGAAAAACCAACAGTATTAGCTGAATATCCTTGTCTCATCATTTGTGGTAAAGTTCTTCCACCTACATCCATGAATGCACCACCATTTAATGCACCAGTTGCAGTTAACATTTGACCTAACAATCCAGCACCTTCAGTTGGACCAATACCTAAAGGTTGGAATTCGTTTGCCATAGCATTCATGCCTCTAAAATTACTAACACCACCAGGTTGTAAATCTAATCTATTTCGACCTGCCTGATTTAATTGTAAAGATGTTTGCGTCGCAACTTTTTCATAATTGCTCATTTCAGCAAATCTACCTTGTGCAATTGCAAAAGGTGTACCTAATGATGCTAATAAACCACCTACAAATGGAATTCCACTTAACCCACCAAATAAACCTGGAATTGATGATGCACCTGCTATACCACCTCCTATATTACCAGCGAAACTTGCAGCTGCCGCACCTGCCCTAAACCCATTTTTAAGAAAACCTCCAGCACTATTGGTTGCAGCTTGTGCAATTGATCCATACCCATTAGGTAGAATTGGACCAGCGTTAGGTGTTCCGAAACCTGCATATGATGCAATGCCTTGACTTATTAAAGTACCTAAACCTGTACCACTTTTTAAACCACCTATTGTTGATCCAACTGCAGCACCAAAAGTTAATTGTTGTTGTTGTTTTGCGATTGAATGAACAGGTGCACCTCGACCACCGCCTCCACTAGTACCTGCTGCACCACTCATGGCTTGTGTTAATTGATTGATAGCTGATATTAATGAATTATTTGATTGAATTAATTGATCTCCACCACCAAAATTAGGTAAATTTTGACCTGAAACAGGTGAAGCAGGATTAGCGCCTAATCCTGTAGGTGCTCTATTATTTGCACCTTGGTTCATAAATGTTTGAATACTAGGAAAAGGAGATTGATTTAAATTCGGTATGTTTGGAATTGTTTGTGCAAGTGGTTGCGATGGATTTGAAGGGGTTTGACCAGACATAGGATATCCTTTTTATTGATGTCTAAATATTATATAATATATAGTTGGGACCATATGAATTATAGAAAAATAATATTATAAATTTTTTAATAGTGCGTCAATATCTTCAATATTACCTTTTTCAAAAGCCTTTTCAATTTCGTCAAGGTATTTATCTCCTGTTACTATTTTTTGTTTAGGTTTAGGAGTATTGTCAATAGCTGTTTCTTTTTGATTTTGTTGTTTTTTAATTTCATCATCTGTTAATAAGAAGATTTCAAATTGTTCTTGACTCATACATAAAAAAGCAAATTGAACATTTTCCCAACATGTGCAATGTTCAATACTTTTTACAGGTAAACCACTAGTCGCCAAATGCGTCTGTATTAATTGAAAACCTGGGCTTTTGCGCTGTTTCGCTACTATCCAGGGGATTGAGGCGAAAAAACCGTTTTTCGTGCTCCAATAACTGCAAAGTTAGATTAAATGCAAATTGAAGATCTTCAGCACATGCATTAAGTAACCATTCAGGTGCATCAATACATTGAGCCATAATTCTAGCTAATGATGCATAGCGATTTTGTGTTTCAATAGGCAATGAATCAAAAATAAAACCAACTGACATTGCTGCAATATATCTATCATATTTAGTACGCGCATCAGCATCCATAATTTTTGATGTTAATTTACATTTTTTTAATTGCCCTTGCAATTCATATTCAACATCAAAAGATAGAATCCTAGGTGTGATTTTAAATTCATCTTTTCTTTTTTTTTCTTCTGACTTTTCAACGTCTTTAATATTTTCTTGAACATTTTTAATAAAAGATTCTTGTGGGTCTTTTTTTTCTTTTTTAATTTTGCTTTGTTCGATGTCTTTTTTGATTGAGACTAAATCCATAATAAACCTCTTTTTAGTTTTATTTAAAATATAAGTATATCCATTCTAGCAATATTATAAAAAAAATATCATTTTTATTCTTAAAAATAAAAAAAGCGTCATAAAGACGCTTTAAAAACAAAAAATAAAGTAAAAAGAAAAAAATAAAAATTAAAAAATATTAAAGATTAGCTGAATCTTCACCTTCATATCTAACAAGATATTCAGCATCAAATGTAACTTGAACACCCATTAATGAACCACGATCAACAACAATATTTTGTGAAGAAATACGACATCCATGAACGCTGTATATAATATTTGGTGAAGTAGATGATGCAGTACCAGTTGCTGAGTCAACAATTTCTAACACAAAAGGTGCCTTATTTAAAACATTTGCAGTTCTATCTTTCAATGTTTTAGTTTCAGGTGAAGTTGCAACTTCAGAATGAAATTCTGTATTAACAAAACCATTGTCATCAGTTGTCACAAATTCGCCACCTGGCACATCTGAATATCCTTTAATATCTTGATTGGCACCAATTCCACTGATTGAGGAATTAAAAATTCTAATTAAAGAACATGAACCGGTAACAGTACGACTGATAGGTGTAATTTCACGACTATCAATATAACCTAAACTTTCAACACGTCCATTGAGTGTTGCTTCTGTGATATTGATGCCGGTTGCATAACCTACAACAATACCATTAATTCTAACTTTTGCTTTAGCACCTGTAATTACGTTTGCTGGCATTTTATTCTCCTATTGTTGTCACAAAAGCTGTGAGTTTAATAAAGTTTAAAGGATTAGCAACTGCTAAATCAAAATCGACGAATATAGTATCACCGCTTAAACGTGATTTAACATTTCTAAAATCCTTGATGACATTGGATGTTTTTTGGAAATCAAGTCTTTGTTTAGCTAAAGAATCGATTAGGCTTAATTTACTTGAGTTAATTGTTTCACCAATTTGTAATGATAAAAAGTTTTGTAGATCTGCTAAACAGGTACTTAAACTTTCACGAGCACTAACTTCAGTATTAACGCTAATATTATCTGCACGATAGGTGGTTAAGGCCCTTACAACTTTAGTATCACCTGTAAAGACTGCACCTGATTTGGAAACAACTGTAATACTCTTATTGATTGCATCTTGAATTACTTCTGAGTTATCTCTATCCCAAGCTTGATATGTTTCAGTAACATTTAATAATTTATTATTCAAAGGTGTTGCAGCTGGTAAATCACCTTGCATACACATTAAAAGGAATGCTAAATATTTAGGTTCAGAACCATTTACTATACTACTCTTAAATCCCTGTCCTACAATTGAGATATAAGGTGATTTAGCTTGTAAAACATAACTTGAATAAATTGATGATAAAGATAAATCTTTGGCAGCACCAAACCAACCATTACGATATTTAGCTAAACTTTCACATTCATCTAAATGTGTTTTAAATTTCAATAAAACAGCAGTTGTATCATCGAAACAAGTAATAATTTGAAAATTTTGATCTTTACAAGCAGCAAGTGCGCTTTCATAATCATCATCATCAGGTTCAGTACCATCAGAACCTACAACAGGAGAAGTTCCTAATGCACTAATCTTTTGATCAGGTGTCCCATTAGCAGGTACCGCAATTGCAGTAATACTACCATGAGGAACTCTTCTATTTTCAGATACAATTTCAGCTGTGAAGGGTAATGATTCAGCACCTAAAACATTGATTGCATCGATAATACCTTGGGTAAAAGCAGTTAATGTAATTTTACCATTTTGGGCAGTTTCAGTTGGATCAGCATCACTACCTGGTGCCATTAATTCATCAAGGTTTTTAGGTTCAATAATTAATGTATTAACTGATGATGGGAATGTTGCAAAATCTGTGTCACCAGGAGCATAAAATTCACCAGTAGAAATCAAAGCTTCAAATAATTCATTTAAGGTGCTAAATGCTGTAAGAGCTTGATTTAAAACTTCAGTGCCAGATCCATTTTTTACAATGACTGAACCGTTTTTAATTTTTACTGTTGCACCACCTGCATCTTTGACATATAATTCAATAGGATTTTTATAATTCGAATCCATAACAACAGTTTGTGTTTCACCACCTAAAGCTTTACCTTTAATAGTGAAAATATTATCTGCACTTTTTGTTAAAGAAACAGTTATATCTTTTCCTAATTTACCCCAGATTTTAGCTTTAAGTTTAATCAAATTACCAGCAGCATTATCACCATACAATGTACTTGAAATAAAGCCTTGTGATTGAGTACTAACTTGCGCATTTACAAAGGTTAATGTTTTTGAAGAAGTCCCAAATTGATTTTGAGGTGTAGCATTTCTCCAAAGCTTATTAAGATCTTTGATAGGGGCACTGGGACTTGGAATGACTGATTCTAATGTGACATTTTTTGCTATTCTATAATCTGATGCACTTGCAGGCTTTAATTGTGGGAAAGCCCCAACCACACAAAGATTTTTTTCGCCTAATTGCACTGTACCTGAAGTGTCTATTCTATATGAGCTATAAACCCCAGGAATGCTTGTTATCGCGCTGTTTATTGTAATTGAACTTGGCATATTACGTAACTCCATTCGTTTTATTTTAATTATGCTTTTTAATTTGTTTTATGAAAATTTATTTATTTTAAATTTATCATAATATAGTTGGATTTAGTGTCCATGGTAAATCAACAAAAGTATTTGTCGAAGTTTTAACGATTAATTGTGACTGTGCTGTATAAGACAATTCACGATTATAGATTACACCACCTGCGGCTGTTGGTATTTCTAAAGGTCTAAGATCACGTGATTGAATATATCTAATATCAGAATAACCAATATCTAAAAATGATTTTTTAAATAATAACAAAATACCTCTAATTATACGATGTAATAAACGAATATCAATCATTTCATTTGAAAAAACTTGAATTTTACACTCTTGATTATTTAATTCAGTAAATGTATTATATCCTGGTGCACCAATATTACCTAAAAATGCTGTATTATCTAATTCAGCTTCATTTAAAGAAATAGAAATCAAAGGGAATTGTTTTGTTTCACGTGTAAATGCTGCATCAATTTGAATTGTATCATAAATGCTTACTAATCGATTATAATATTGTATTTGTAATGTTGTTCCAATATCATTAAATAAACCTTTAAAATCATTTTGATTATCTTTGTAATATTTTAATCCGTTTTTAATGCAATGCAAAATATGTAAATCTAACATTTTAATCTCCTTATGATAATATTAGTTTAGCTTTTGCTTGTACTAATAATTCTTGTGGTGTTTCAACAGATAATGTTGTTCTATTTTTTAATAATGTATCTCTAATTGTATGAGGATGCTCAATAATCACATATTTAGGTTTTGTGTAATAAGCAACTGAATATTTAGTATTAAGTGCAGGTGGATTTGGAGAAGTACCTTTTGTCCAATCAATTTTACCATCAGTAATACCAAAATGAACACCTTGTACTCTTTCTCCGTTTAATGCTGCATTTCCATTAATATCAGCAATATGTAAGTATAAAACACCTAAAGTTAAATCACCTGTTTCTAAACCTAAAGTTCTTTCTACAATTGTATGTGATAAAGCTTCTACATTAGAGGCTGTTTTCTGTTTAACTTCACGCCAAATTAAAACTGAATTCTCAATTTCAAAATGATCACCATAAGAAGGTAAATGTTCAGGTAATAATGTTAAATTGATAATTTCATCTCTCACTTGTCCAAAACTACCAATTTTAACCTCACCTGCTGAAGATGTACAAATTGCCCTAACTATTTGTGGAGAATGTAATATTACACCACTTCCACGACATACTGGACAATCATGACGATGTTCACCTGCCTTTGCATCAACATCAGTCACATCTCTAAGATCTAAACCATATTGCCTTGTATCCTGATGACAGGGACAGTGTGCTGATTGAGACCATTTAACATGTAAACCTTTTTGAACAATTAATTTATAAAATTCATCAACACGAAAATCTACGCGTGTTTTATTTTTTTGTTTTTCAGTCTCAGCTATTGGAAATTGCATTATAATACCGCCAATCCATTACGAGCATATTTCTGACGTAATGCATCCATCATATCATTAAACTGTCTTTTATAATCCAAAATACGAGCACCATACCCTGCATTAGTAGCAGAAGCTGTGGTTGCAATTTGTTGTTCTAACCCATCCACCCCAATACTGAATTGTGCAATACCTGCCCCTGCAATAAGATCCCCAGCTATATCCAAAGGTAACATACCTGCAATGTATGAAATAGCTTTTAACATTGCTAAAGGAACGGTATGTACTTCCCAATCTACAATAACAGGACCATCAACGCCAGGTTGATTTAATTTAATAGTAAATCCATCATTTGAAATACCAGTGTTAATTGCTCTGGCAGTAGTTGCCTTTGCAGGTGATGCAATACGACCATCATCAGTAATTGTAAATTTAAAATTAGGCATATCAACAAATGTTTCATTTAAATCAATATGTAGTTCAGTTTCACCGACTGGAATAGTAGCAGTGCCTTTTCTAAAATTAAAACCAGCTTGATATGATAAATCAAAATAACCAGGAACCCTTCTGTAATAGGTGTAATTACTGATTGGGTCAATTAAAAGTGGAATAGAATTATTAAAGGTAAAGGCTCCCATAGATTCAGCAGTAGGGATTAAAGCGATAGAAGAAATAACTTCTGAAGTAATATTTACCCATGAGATTGGGATTGTAGCAGGTGGATAATTACCATAACTAATCTGAATGGAATTAACTTTTTTTAATGGCATTTGATCTAATATCATTGGCCACCAAGCTCTACGATTATCTGAGGCTGCATCATGACGTTCAGATTTAATATCTTGATGATCAATCACAATACCTAATTCAGTTTCAATCATATTGATTGCACCATCAATTGCCATTTGATACATTTCGTCTGGAAAAGGATCTCCATTATCTAATGTTAAATCAACACCTAATGCAGTTGTCTTTTTTAAATAATCTATTGTTAATATATCTCTTATTCCAAAATCGGCCGCCATGTTATCTCCTTATTTGATGTCTAAATTCATCCAGTGATATCTAGTTTAATCCAGATTGAATCGCGTGGATATTTTTTAATATTCTATAACGTTTCTATTTTAAATTCATCTGATGCGTTTCTGTGATTATAAATAAATACGGGACAGTTTAGCTGCGGACAGACTAATTCTTACCACAGGTTACTGTCCCTACATATTGTACATATTATATTGTTTATGATTAAAACAATTTTTTTTATTATGCTAATCTATCAGCCAATACATTTCTTAATACAAAATTCTTCTTAGGAGTCTTTACAACTGGAGAACCGAATAACATCAACATAAATTGTTGTGCTGCAGATACAGAAGCAAGAGGTTTACGCAAGAAATCAAGTAAACGAGCAAATTCAATATTATCTTGTGTCATTTGACCAATAACAACATTACCGCAACCTACTTTATTATGGCCCCAATCTTGGAACTTTCTTACACCAGCACCATAACTATTTGCTGCAGCCTTTGCCAAGCTAATTTCTTGAACTAATACACATGTAGAAGCAGCGCCACCTTGTTCTGAACGATAAACTCTAACATAAGAATTTGCATCTTCAACTATTCTTGCATTAATCCAAGTTTCATCAAATAAAAATTCAACAACTTGTGCATTTGATGGATTAATAGCACCACCAGCATCAGCATTACCTAAACCAGTAATAGTAATAGGAGCAGAATAACCCTTATTATTAACAGCAACTAGTTTATAAATAATAGAAGAACCATCAAAAGTAGCACCATCAGTAAAATTAGCAGGAGAAGCAACTTCAGCTACAGTAACATTTGCACGAACCAAAGCAGGAATACCAGAAGCACCGGTACTAGCAGATGGAGCACTAAATTGATTATGAAGGAATGTAGAACTAATTACAGGTACAGGTCCCATAGGTCCCATGATATGAATATTTGGACCAGCGCCATAAGTTTGAACGCCACGATCACCATAGTTAACAAGCATCATAGAATCATGACGACCATCAGCAATACTATCTCTAATTAAACCAGAATAAATCTTTGGTTCACACATAATAAAATCTGGCTTACCAAAACGTGGTGAAGAAGTAAGTTCACCAAGAACTGATTGTAATGTTTCAGGATTTAATGCAGCACCAGCATGATCTTTTTGATTTTGGCTGAGAGCTCTTAAACCATTTTCTTGTAATGCACCATCACGAGAAATTTGTTTGATAAGACCATCAAAACCAAGTACATTAGTATCTTCATTACCGTGGAAGAGTTGACTTTCAACTTTACGGAGAAGAGATAAAGTACCACGTTCAGTTTCTTCAGCAACAGCATTTGGATTAGCACCAATGATACCAACTAAAGAAGCAACATCAGAAATTTGACGACGTTCAGCCATATATTTGATCTTGACACTCTTTCTTTCATAAGAAGATTGAGAAGTACCGAAATCAGAAGAAGAACCACCACCTTCTTGAATGAATGGATCTAAATCAAGACCGTGTTCATTAATAACAGCATATTCATGTAAGGTATTGGTAACTTGAACTTTTGGAATCATTTGCCAGAGCTTAAGATCATTTAAGGTAAAAGTAGCTGAAGCTAAGGTTTGTTCAATAGATTGTGGAACGAGAGGGGCAAGAGCACCAGCACCAGCAGTAACTGCAGCATCTTGATAACCAACAGAACCGGCAGCACCTGGATTAAATACACCACTGATACCAGCTGGAGCAGAAGCCTTAGCAATTTGAGATTGATAAGCTACAGCGTTTCTGCGTAATTGTTCATTGAGATTTGCAAGTTCATTAACTTGCACTGTTTGATTAATGTCGAACATAATATATGTCTCCTATGATTTATTTCTTATTGATAATTTGTTTGATAATGGATGGATGAACGCCAGATTCGAGTTGAATAACAGCTTTTCTGAGTTCTGATTGACGTGAATTGCTAGAGGCCTTTTTCATTTCTTCATGTAATTGTGAGAAAAGATCCCCAATAGTTTCAGTTTTTTCAACTTCAACAGTTTTTACAGGTTCTTCAATTGCAACAGCTGATTTACGAATAGGTTCATCAGTCACCTTTTCAACTGTCTTTTGAATTTCTTCTACTTTGGCATCAAATTGCTTATTATTATCTTCTAATTTAGCAGTAATCGATTTTTCAATATCAGCCAAATTAGGAACATTTAAAGCATCCAATTTAGCGGAGAGTTGTTCGACTTTTTCTGTGAGTGAAGAAATTGACTTGTGTAAAGATTCAATTTGTTCAAAATTAGATTTAACCAATGCATCAGCCTTTTCTGCAACAATTTCTGCAGTTTTCTTCTCAAGATCTAATTGACTTTTAACTTCGCCAATCATTTCTTCGAGTTTTTGATTATCGATTGTCATTTGTAACTCCTACGTTATGTTTAATATATATAATGACGTTTGTATTTTTATAAAATATTTTTCAAAAAAATGTTGTATTTTTTTATTTTTATAAATTTTAAAAAAAAATATATCTTTTTTAATTGTTCTTTTTTAAAATTTATTTCATTTCTGCAGGTAAACCTTTACCTTCAGTAATTCTTTCTGCCACTTCTGCTACCACACGATAAAACATTTTCATATATTCATCTTTAGATAAACCAGGATAACGTCTCATAATGGTAGTTAAAATTTGTAAAGCTTCTTCATCACTGAATTTTAAATCAGCTTCATTTTCCAAATTTTCATAAACCGGTGCATGAATAGTCATATCAGCATTGGCAACATTAATATCTAATGAAGGTTTTGAAATTTCTTCATAAGATTTTTTGGCTGATTCCATTAAACTTGATGACATAGGTTTTTTATATTTCATGGATTCTTGAATTGAAGACCAAGCCATTTGAATTTTATCTTGAATTTCTTTCATTTGACCTGACATATTTTGCATCGATGCTAATTGTGATTTAGTTTCTAAATAATGATAAACCTGATGAATGTAATCACAACCAATTGTTAAATGTGATTGTAACCATTCTGGTAAATTATCTTCAGCCTTAATCATTTCCAATAAATCATCAATATGTTCTTTGGTCATTAACAATTCTTTTAATGCCCAAACCCCATCATGATCTTCTTCATATTCACTCACATCTGAAAAATCCATTTCATGTTGTGGTTCATTTTCTGCTTCTTCTGATTGCATTGCAGCATCCATAATTGTTGGACTCATTGCGCTATCCATAATTGCTGCTGATGCTTTTTCTATTTCTTGTTGCATTTGTGCCTCCATTGATTTTAATAATTCTAATACACTATCAGGATTTGCTGGTGATGCAACCAAAGAAACATTTAAAATTTTAGCTTTGGTAATAATTGCAGGATTTTTTTTATCACGTTCCTCAACTTTACCTTCAACACTAAATCCTAAACCACGATCTGATTTGGCTTTCTGCATTGCCTTGCATACTGAAATTATGTCTTGCACTTTGGACATATCACTAAATAAATAACCTTCCATATAGTGTGCAGGTTTTCCTTTATACATGCAACTAGAAACTTTAGTAGGTGCACCTAACATATTTTCAGCACCCTGCTTGTGTTCGCTATTAATGTATCCTCTTTTTAAAAAATATGAAAAATCTAAACCATCTTGTTTTAGAATTTCACCTTGGGCATCAACAGATTCAGTTGAAATAATGCCTTTAATATATATACGCCCATCATCATTTTTATCTGATTTAATTAAATCAAAATTAATAGGCATAAATTGACTAAAATAATTTTTATTCATTTTTTGTTTCCTCATAAGGTATGTCAAGAGCTTCTTGCAATGTTATACTATCATTTATGTATTTTTGTAACTGTATCATTCCATCTCCACCTAAAAGCCAGAAATCCAATTTATTTGGATCATTCCTATGCTTTAAATTATTAAAACAGAATTCAAAATCTGATAAATAAAGTTTGTCATTCTTCAATAGTTTTTCTGCATTTTTTGCAAGTTTTGGAGTATGATATTTATTTTTTGTCTGTTTTAAACCGTATTTCAATGCTTTTACAATTTGTTGTTTAATATTATATATTGCTTTATCATTAATTATTGCATCAGATTCAATTGATTTTTTTGCATTTAGATGTTTATCCCACAAATGTTTGTCAGCTTTACGAGCCCCAGATTTAGCATCAAACAAAAAGGCATACACTCTAGCAATAGCCCATTGTTGAGCAGTAGCTCCTGGAATATGACCTGAAGTTGACCAGGCTTTTAAACCTTTATCATATACTTCTTCAATAATATCTTTTGCAACGCCACTGACTTTTGAAGCTGCTCTAATAAATTCTTCTTTAGAATTATCTTTGGTTTCTTCTCTTACTTTTTGTGCCCCTTCAGTTTTTGTATATTTGGAAGGTTCTGTTTTAGCATCTTTATCACCTGGAAGATCTTCATATAGCTGAGGAGGTTTAATACCTTCTTCTTTTCTTTCTTCAATTTCTTTTTCACGTTTAATTTTAGTTTTTTCATCTAAACCTGTGAAATATTTTTCAGGATGACTTTGACCATCTTTATCATAATCAACTTTTTTCTTTTCAATAATTTGTGCAGCTTCTTCTTTAGCCTGTTTTAATAATTCTAAAAATGACATTTAATTAAACCTCTAATTCATCTAATTGTGATTGTTTTCTTTTTATGTAATCTTGTTTTTTAAGCCATGATGCACATTTATGTTTTGCTAAATTACCTTTATTTCCTTCATAACCACAACCATTTGGACAAGGATATTTAATTGCATTAATACGTCGATTTGTTTCTGACGTCGCAGGATTTGATTTACCTTTAT